CCGCCAGCTGGAGGCGCCATAGGATGCGGGACCGGAAGCTGTGACGGCTGCCCCGGAGGAACTTGTAACCCTTGCGCGGGGCCAGCTTGTGGTTTAGGCGCATTTTTAGATACCTGTTCGTCAAACTCTCTCATAATTGTATCAGGCTGCAAGGCATCTTCCATTAAGATACCAGAGCTTTCGATAATGGTTTCATCTGAGAAGTGCTTACACACAATCTCAGCCATTATTACGATAAGCTGCCTTGCAAATACGGATACTTGTTCTTGTGATTCAGTTAAACGTGTACCAGCGTTGTTATTCTTTAAGCGTAATCCACCTAAAGTCTCTCGGCTATCGGATGTACCTCTAATAACATCAGATATACCAGTAACTTGATCTAAATCTATCATTGCCTGTTGGCGTACTTTCAACAAGGTCTCTATACAACTCTGGATAGTGTCTAAAGGTATAAAGTCTATCACACCTTTTAGACCACCTGCGTCAGCAAACATCGCCCACTGATCGACGGGAATAAGCTCATTCTCTATACTCTCATTAAAGATACGCCCAATAGCTGTATTGTTAGCTGCGTAGACGCCAGCTACTTTACAAGCTTTAGTGAGCATAGCTATACGTTGAGTGAGTTCGTCAATCTGTATAGCTTGATCCTGCCACTCTAAATAATCAGGTACAGGGATAATAGTATCATTGGTAGACGTAGACATTAAAGGAGGCGGAACAGGGAAGAACGTAGTTAACTCAAGAGGATCATCGACAACTTTACAAAGATACTCATATCCTGTGCTAATCCAGTATACTCGTTTGTCAGACTTATTCCAAATTTCGTAAATAACAATGTTCCGCTCATTGATATCTTCAAAGACAGAGCTATCAGCGTAAGTCTGACGCTCATTGTGCCCCATGACTTTAGGCTCTGTATCTGGCCTAAGCTTAGAGCCAATCTCTTTGCCAAAAAACTCACGGGCTTCTTTGCGAGATATATGTATACGCTTACAAACAGCCTGTACTTCTTCCCAAGTACGAGCTTTAGCAGGGAAGCATAAAAAGTCATCCCAGTCTATGTAGTCAATTTCTATCTTTTCAGCGATGACTGTTTCGTTAGTTTCTTCTAATTTTTCTTCTTCTGGAGTCTCATCTTCAAAGCTAGCGTCCCCAGTTTCTTCGCCTATTCTTACGAGTTCATCTTCAATACCATTCTTAGTAGGTCCAGGGAGAGATTCGCCTTCTCCAAACTCGGGTACATATCTAGCCCAAAGAATACCTCTACCAGGGAGTAATCTATCTAAGACAGCTCGCTTCATTCCAACGTGAAAACCTGAGCTTTCCAGCTCATTTATGAGAGTACGCTCAAGCATCTGCGAAGATAAACGCCCCGTAGGGTCTCTATCTAAGAACTTACGATCCACAACAGGTATAGGACACTGAGAATATATGGCTGGCATCATAACTTTAGTATTGGCCCAAAGAAGGTTCATACGACGCTGACCTTCTTCAGCCATACGACTGCGCTCATCACGGAAGCGCTTAATTACAGTGTTGCCCCGCTTGCGCCATCTAGAAGTAGCCTGAGTATATGCACTAACTTGGCCCTTCCAAAATGCAGCAACTTTAAAGCTTTCTCGACCAGGGCCACCTTTTAATGGGCCGCCTCTGTCATCGGGATGTTCCGATAACTCGTCGATATCTGCAATTTCATCTTGCGCGGTTCGCATTGCCATATTAATTATTCCTAAACCCGAAGGTTCTTAAATAGTGAAGAATTTCATCTTTATCTATGCTCCTATGCTCAGGTGCGAGCATAGGCTGAGCAAATTGGCTCACTCTACCGGAATCATATAAAGGTACAGGCGATGCAAAGTCACCCTGTCTACCTATAGATGGAATAAAAGGGGGTTTTTGTTTATTATTTCCCAACAACATTTGGATAACTGATTGAATATCCATTAGTATATCCTCGCGCTATTAATATTCTTAGAGGGTTTAATATCATCTAAGACATCTGTGAGCGCAACAGTATTATCTTTCATTCTTATAATTTTACGTACTGTCTCTGCTTGTGTAGGAGCTATATATGGGCGAGACATACAAGCATATCTAATTTCATCTGGTGCATGATCTTCACTATCTGTGTTCACATCTTCCATCTTTAATGGATCGTGCTCCATTATAGGTAGGGTTCTTATGGCATGAACACAGTTCTCCATAAAGAAGATATGCGGAGTCGTCCCATCTCCTTTGAGACGTGCCCGTAACATATCCCAACCTCCGAGTGCTCCGGAGCGGGGTACTCTTTTATTGTCCGCCTTAATAAAGTTGATATAATAGGGTTTCTCAGACATACGCTCGGCAATGGAAGGTCCGCTATCCCATGTGAATATTTTTGGGTCTGCAACTCTATAGCGTATATTGGCTCGTCCTTCAGAATTTCTTGGCTCATCTAATTCTCTTTGTATAATTCCTTGTGCCACTTCTTCAGCAGTTAGTTTTAGCCCAACATTCATGTTTTCGGTTGTAGTAATGGTGTTAAGGTTAGCAGCGCGCGAGCCATACCACTCCTTATATCGAATAAGGGCTCCCTTTGGAAGGTATTTGATCCCGGTAATTTCTGACTGTTTATCGAAAAACTGCCACTGGTGGGGGTATATCTCAACTCCAGCGTCATATTCGTCCGGTACAATACACCACCATCCAACAGAGAAAGGAGTTGCGGTGCCCCAGTCCATCGACATAAATCGCGTCCAATGTCTAGGTGGCTTAAACTGACGTATGACATGTTTCCTCGTATCAAACTCAGGAAAGTATGCTCCAAGCATAACATTCCAGTCGCCCATAAGCCAAGCTTTGACTAATTCTTCATTTCCTGAGAGATATAGATTTCCTATGTACGTTGGCGTATTAGTATATGGGTTGTCCGTCACCTTAGAAGGTATGAATATTCTATTAGATATAATCTCTTCTTTTGTAAAGGGGTTAGTAATATTAGTTGGAAGTATCTTCATCCCCGTCGGAGCTGGATCAATATATCTAGCTTTGATCCAAGAATGTCCAGGGCCACCAGGATTTGCAGTAGCGATAAAGCGGCAAGGCACAGCAGGATTACGACTAAGGGTCGCCATAAGCTTGAAAATAGGCTCTGGATTGGAGAAGGTTCCCATCTCCTCGACATATACGCGCGTATAAGAGTGTCCTTGATACGCTTGGGCATCGTTATCCGTTTCTAGGTATGCGAATCTTAGACGCGCCCCATTTGGGAAACGCCATACCTTGTCTTGTTCATTAAACTTAGCACCGAGCGGAAGATAGAGTACTTTTGATCGCTCGATAAGTTCGACCAATTGAGTTCGTTCGCGTCTAACACATAAACCGATTGCCTGTTCTTTGTACTCATCTGCGTGATTAGCCCATTCCCCCAACACACCATCTGACTTTCCACCGCCACGCGCTCCTCCAAATAGAGTTTCAAATACAGGACAAGTAATTAGCCACGATTGAGGGCCAGGATTAGGCTCCCAAACTGTAGTGTACTTAGTTTTTACATGTACGTTCATTTTTTAGATAGATCAGTAGTATTCCAATAAGTACCGTTATGGCGACTTCTAGCTGTAACTTTAAGCAGCTTCGCCATATCTTTATATTTTGGATGGACGAGATTTAAGATAACTCCCCCATTCACGTTATAAAATATATGTTTATTCTCAACCATCCAAAGCTGCCACCCAGAAGGAAATTTATGATATTCCTCCTGGGTTATATCAGGTCTAGCTAAGAGTTCGTCTTTCCAACTATCCAAATTGGGGTGCGAGGTCATATTCTTGTCCTACTTGAAATTTATTGAAAACTTCTTCGTTGGACGTGGCAATATGAATGTGTGATTCAAACACATCCGGAATTACATTACGATTCGCGCCAATGTCGTGATAAATAGTAAACTCAAGCTCATATACGGGAACATGCTTCTTAACATCGTTCATGGCGCCGTGTTCGTTCATCTCATCAAACACGACCATGCGCGTAGTTACTTGTTTGCGATGACAGCGATACATCAACTTACGTCTCCTTTTAATATTAGTTTTAATTACCTTTTTCTTTTTAGGTTTAGTTTTAATCTTCTTCTTAGCCATTAGCTGATCCTTACCGGCTTAAAGATAGCGCGATTGACAGACATAAATCCAACCTGGATCAGTCTACGGCCATCAAACAACCAGCTATGATCTACATCCGGATTAGCTGCAAGCTCATCCAAAATACGTAAAATCTGTTCCTCAATAACCTTATTACGATTTACTAAGTCTACATTCGAGCGCGGCTGATCTACATAGCCTAACGCAGGAAGAGACTTAACCATTTCAACTTCGGGCTTAACTTCATCAGTCATAGTTTGCTCCTACGGTGTTAGAGAAAAAGGAGGCAGTTGCCCGCCTCCAGTTAGCGTTATGGAGATGATACGCAAATCACTAGCGCTTACCAATGCGGTGAGCGCCAGCCTTACCGGATAAACGCAGTTTACCAGCACGCTGGCCGATAGAATGCCCATATCCGGAAGCCTTCTTAGAGCCATCCTGAGTAGACTTACTACCCGGATAGCCATTCCCGCCATACATATACTCAAAGAAGCCTTGATCGTCGCCTTTGTTGTCAAAAGTCATTTTGACAAAGTTACGATTAGGATAGGCGGGATCAATACCTTTAGGGTGTGACTTACGCGGAGCCATATTTAGGTATCCTTACGCTTTATCTTTATGACCGCGCGGCTGCGAGGCATGGCCTGCACCGTGACCGCCGCCTGCGGGGCCTAAAAGACCCGATCTAAAAGTACGGCAACCCGCACTGATTCGGTATCCCCCGGTGTTGTAATCCATATTAGTCTTAGTGTTTTTAGGAACTACACCATGTGCACCGGACATCTTACGGCCACCGGGGAAAAGTTCGCTAGGCTTAAAGGCGCCTTTGCCAGATTCACCAGCTATATCCTTAGATGCAGCGATGGTGCTACGGCTAGGACCGGGGCGATCCCCCGCTTTAGTCTCAATATTACGACGCGAACCAGACATACACTTAGAACCAGCCATGATTTCACGGGCCATATAGGGGCCTTTGCCAGCGAGACCCGCAATGTTGTTAGTAGCCTTAACGATACCAGATTTCTTAGCCATTTTACGCTTCCTTTGAGCCTTCGAGTTGATATTTCTTGAAAATAAGACTTAATTTAAAAGGGGTTGGGATACAAACCGTATATAAATAACCCCTAAACTTTATTCCATACATACGGTATTTGGTAACAGTCATCCCCTCTTACCCCTTTTGGCCTCAGATATAGCTATTGCAACAGCTTGCTTGCGGGAAGTTACCTTTGGGCCATGTTTTGAGCCTGAATGTAGTTCACCATGCTTAAATTCATGCATAACTTTATGAATTTTGGGAGATTTAGATATATTTTTTGGGGTATGATGATATTTGTGCGCTCCTGGCATGGCTACCTCACTGCTTTTCAAGAGAAATAGGTATTACAGAGTCTCTAGCTTGCCTATATAGCTCTGCTGACTCTTGTTTATGAACACTGTTCAACACAGATATCATCAAATTATTGAACAGTGTTGAGAAAATGTTATCATAGCTAACATCTTCAGTCTCGTATATACTACATAAGGCATTGTGCATACGTGATACATCTTCCTCTTTAAGGAGGAAAGTGCTAGAAGTTACACCATCTTTGTCCGTCAAGGTAAAAGTCATATGTGCCATCTTTGTTTGCTCCAAGAGATGGGTTTACTGCAAGGCAAACACAGCTGTTGCGGTAGCTAACAAGCTACAGAAGGCTCCCTCGATCCATATAAATGTGTTAGCATTCACGTCTGACAGTAACAATGTATTACCATTGTTACCCGTGATAGTAATACTTGTAGTAGTCCTAAAGAACAGACCCCTAAACGGACCTACGCCAGCTGCAACAGCTGAGCCTGAAGAACTAACGCTTACAGACACAACTGCAAATGCAGCGACTACAGGTGCGTGATTACGACTGAAATAGCTAGCCATATTAGTTGAGCCTCTTGTTAGTATTAATTTCATCCTCCTCAAAGTCATATAGAGACTCTGCAGGGGGAGTTATCTCTTTTTGAAGAGTGTTTACTTGTTCTGAATTCAGCTTCTCGGCTCCTGTAAGCTTAGACCACTCTTCTAAGTTATGTACGGCTTTAGGAGCGCGGAGAACAAACTTATGCTCGATCTTGTTACGCACTTCTATAGACTCAAGCTTAGGAGTCTGATAGGGGGCTAACTTATGTGCGCAATCTATAACTATACTATCTGCTTTGTCCATAAGTTGATAAAGCGCCTTTAAGGCGGGAGAATTTTTATTCTGTTCTTTAACTTGTTCAATAAGATAAGTAAGTATCTTCTTAGCCTCAGTGTTATAGCTGTGCATTTTTTGATAAAGCACATCTGTAGCCTTGAGCTGAGTTATGTATATTGTGCGCTTGCGTTTTATAGCGTACTTGAGCATGGTTAGGTTGCGGGTACAAGTGAAGAATCTGCTTGACTATGGAGTGCGTCTATGCTAGCGTCAAGGGCGAAGATCATTCGCCTGTTGGACATTGGGGACCATCATGCAAAAGCAAATCAAACAACGTGAGAAACCTATCTATCTATCTGACGAGGATAAGTACATTGTTGGCGAATATCTATTTGAGTACAACAGTGTAAAAAATAGCGATAATGAAAAAGGTTATGAGTTTAGAGTTAAACTCTCAACTCTCGCTGACGAAGTAAGCAATGATCTGTGCAAGGTTAGACCTGCACATCTACAGCAATGTGTAGATTTCTTCTTGCTGGTCAACAAGTTAGCTAAGCGCCCCATTGTGTTCCCAAAGGGTGAAGACACAACAGAGCTTCAAGCAAAGATAACTCGGCTAGAAAAGGAAAACGAAGAGATTGTGAAGCGGGTTAATGAACTCGTTAAGTCAAGTGAATACAATAGAACAAGGGTGGGTAATCTCCAAGATAGGATGGATAAAATAAGGAAATTGGCACAATGAGTAAGATAAGATACTATATAATAAGGGATATGTGGGGAGAGCCTCAAACAGATGACAAGGGTGCAATCAAGACCTTTCTCTATACCAAGAGTAAGGTCTATGTCAACTTCAACAAGTCAAGGGAAAAGGATAGACGACTATGTCAAAGGAAACAGAGCGAGCGATCTCGCATGCAGAGACAAGAAAAGCTTTACTCCGTAAGATCAAGAATCTAGCGGAAGTTATCTTGTTCATTGAGGAGAACGGGTTATATGATAGTGTGAAAGGTAAGATGAGACAGTTTGAGCTGGACTCTGCAATCAAGCTGTATTTCGAGGAGTACCTTGATGAATGATCCTACGAGAGAAGTGTATCTTGGGGATGGGTTATACGTATCCTTTGATGGGGATATGATAAAGCTCAGAGCGCCCAAGAACTTCAACAAGAACGATCTTGTCTATCTAGACAGAGATGTGTTCATAGCGCTCTTGATATATGCAAATAGCGTTGCAAAGTGGAGGATAAAATGACTATAGCATTCATAGAGTTGACTTTTGAAACGGGTAAAGCTGCGTTTAATGTTGCACACATACTACAAGTGAGAGAAAAAGAAATAGAGCTAACGGATGAATCTACTGTAGTGGATTACAATGAGACTTATGCTGAAATTATACAGATGATTAGACAAGTAGGGATGGTAAGAAGTGTGGTAGATGTGTATGGGGGGTACAATGATTAGCTGGAGTGAACAATGAATCACCAAAGAATTAAACGCTGTAAATCAAAGAAAGAATACGAATGGTATCTTACCCAATGCAAAATGCAGCATGAGCTAGAGTTATTCTGGCGGTCAAGAAGAAAGGGTAAGACATGGGCCTGCGGGTTTACAAAGAAGGGAGTGGTGTACCCTGTAAAGAGGAGCGACATATAAAATGAATCAAGATTCAACAGATAAAGATACAATGTCAAAAATATTTATGATTGTGGGGATTTGTTTATTGTTTACTGGGTTAGTGATGTGGTTCTCCTGGGCAGTAGCAATAACTGTGCTAGGGGCATTTTTGTTGTGGGTGGGAATAGTTACGTGAGCGAAAATGATTAGCTGGGATTAAAAATGAGTAAGAAAAATATTTTGGAGAGGCTCAATAGGTTTGTAATAGGTACTACAAAAGGAAGGGATAGGGTTAAGAAGATAAAGTTAAGTGAAGAAATGTACGAGCAATATAGGTATGAGTTGTTTATGATGGGATGTGATGTAAGTGGGCGGATTTATTTTATGGGGATAGAGGTGAAAAAACATGAACTATAAATTGATATGGTTTGGGACTATGCGTCAAGAAATAGAAGAAGGGGCGCCTTCTTTGTTACAAGCGCTATTAGATGGATGGGAAATTGTGAGATGCGATACGACTAGTAATTGTGTGATATATTTATTGAAGAAGATAAAATAATGGATTTAGAAAATTTACCTCAACCCTTAAAATATCAAAAATTCTTAATAAGGCAAAGGGAAAAGGCTTTAAAGAGACTTAGAGTACATCAATGCGCCAGTTATGGATGTCAAAATATATGTAAGCCTGCGTATAACAAACAGACTAAGTATTGTTGTGAGAGATGTGGTATACTAGATGGGAAAAGAAGGTACGAGTTACGCAAACGCGAAAGGGAAAGAACAAGGCAGTTATCTAATTTGGAGATGGATTTTTTGAAAAATTTAAAAATTTTTAAGGGGTTCAGTGGGGTTTATTTTCTATACCGAAATGGCGAATTGAGGTATATAGGGTGTAGTAAAAATATTCATTTTAGAATTTACCAACATACAGATAAGCCAAATTTTGAATGGGATGAATGTAAGTATATAAAATGTAATGTAAGTAAGATGCGGGGATTGGAGAGAAGGTTTATAGACTATTTCGATCCGCCGTGTAATGTTATGAAGAAGAAACGGCGAAAGTGATTAGCTGGATGTATAGATATTTTGAGAAAATGTGAGGCTGGGGGGGGTCTGGGGGGGACCGGGGGTCTACCTTTTTTTCTATTTTGATGCGTCAAATCAATTTAATGTGATAATAGTTAACAAACAGTTAACTCATATACTAGTATACTAGTATATCAGTGTGATATAAATACATCTGTCAAGTAAATAATTCTGGCAGAGTTGTATATACATCATAACGCTGCGCTCACGCGATAATGCTGCACGAGTTGTATATACATTTCCGCACTGCATCAATTAACACATTGTCAACACATAATTTGTCATAACTAATATTATGCGAATTGGCACGCGTTATGCATAGATTGTGCAATGCAACATGAGTTGTATATACTGATACACTAGTATATCAGCGCCGAGTTGTATATACAACTTGTGTCAAGCGAAATCGTCACGAGTTGTATATACATCTTCATTATTTTTGCGCAGTGTGACAAACGAACATCAGTCTGGGTTTACATGTAAACTCGACACATTATGGAATATATCTAGCTATGCATTTTTGCTGTGCGTTTAAAGCCCCAAATTTGACCGTACAGAAGCGTTTAGGGTCTAAGCTATGGGGGTAGCTTGGGGGTGATTCGAGCGTGTCAAATGGACATTGCAAGAACATAAATCAATTTATTGTGATTTGACAAGTGTTGTATATAGAACGCGAGGGCGAATTGGTGTTGTATATAACGCTAAACGCGCCAGCGGGACGAGTTGTAGATAATACATAACGCGTGTTTTTGAGTCATATATACATATCTAGATATGTCGCCAAAGCGCCAAATCGACGACATGTGTTGCACGAATACAATGACACATTGGGTTTTTCGATGTGTCATTCTGCTGTCTCGATGTGTCATATGCAAAATCGCACATTCTCACATTCAAGCACAAACATGACACTTCGCGACACGTCCCGCGCTCGCTCCTTCCGGCGATGTGTCATAGCGGAAAAGCGTGGATTCAAAGGAAAACTAGATAGGTATGACACATAGAGACACATTCAATAACATATAAGAGGTAAAGTAATGTTAATGATATTAACATTGCAGAACATGATAGCAACATGGTATGTTTTTTCCCTTTATATAAGGGTATAGGAAACACGTGTCGCGATGTGTCATGTGTCATACCGCAAGCCACAGTCACACTGCCCAGTTGCCACACCGCAACCATTTGCAACCTTAACCTATCTTCCCATCCCAATAAGATTATATACATTTCCCTTGAACCGCTCCCCAGTTATGCTATTATCTTGCTACGGGCAATAACGCCTATCTTGATTCGCACGGGAGCTACAACATGAAATCCGCAGATCGCCGCACGAACATCGCCGCACGCAATGACCTGAAAGGTCATGGCAAATCTGTGCGCAAGGGTATCTCTAAAGCTCTAGCCTATATCGCTCGCATCTTCTGCATTGAATACGATATTAAACACGCCATTGACGCCTATGGTGCTGACTTCCTGCATATGCTCATTGACGAAATCAAAGCGGGTCGCGTCAACTGCAAGCAAGATGTCGAGCGTTGGAGCGCCTTTAAAGCTCTAAACTCTCATGTTTCCTTTGAAACCGTCAAACATGAGTATTTCCAAGAACCAATCGCAGATAACGATACCGTTGCAAACCTTCCAGATGTAGCCTGAGTTATCTATCTTCCACACACACACAAACAAGAGGCACACCATGACCAAGATCGTACTAGACCAGATAGCTAAGCCGTTTCACACGGCTTGCTATTCCAAGCTCACCAGCCGCGAAAAGGAGATCGTAGATTTCCTTTGCGGCATCGACGTGTTAGAAATTCACGGGAATAAGGTAATCAAGCGTTAGCCCTACAACTAACCCCGCGCGAATGCGGGTTATCTATCTTTGGAACAAAGGAGCACACACCATGGATCATAACCAGAAAGCCCACACAGCCACGCTAGCTTGGGACTTAGCGTTTCGGAATATGAACAAGCTTGGAATGAAGCGCCGCGATGGTAAGCTTATTCAGAGGCTTACACCGAAACAGCTACAAGAATTAGAGGCGCAACTGATTTCTTTGTCGCCTTCTGAGTTATCCTTGCGCCTGAGTTCGTTCCTAATCAACCCGCATTTCGCCAACGCGTGGAACAAGCTCACCCATCGCAGCTAATCAAGGAACACACACCATGACAACGCTATGCCTCTTTATCATCATCTTTATTGTAACAGGTGCAGCATTGCACCGTCACATGTAGGAAAGCGAAGCGCGTGTTGCGTAAGCAACTAAGGAGCAACTAACATGGGCCTTTTCCTTCTCTTTCTTGTCATTGTCATCTTGTTTGACGGTGCCAAGTGGCTAGATGAGACTAAGTGAGTTATCTATCTTCCACACACACAAAGGAGCAACACCATGATTAAGCCTTACAACCTCCGCGAAAGCGCAGAAGAAACAGCCCGTAAGCGTAAAGAAGCGAGCGCCCCATTGTTTACCCAGCGTCATTACGAGGTTATAGCCAAGCTGATGGGGGAGACGCTAGACGCCTATGCCTTCACACAAGACCTTGTGGAGTATTTTGCCAAGGACAATCCCAGGTTCAACAAACAACGTTTCGCCGCCGCTGTAGTTGCAGCTAACTCTAAAAAGTACATAGAGAAGTATCCAGAAGAGTAACACATTTAGGAGCAACCGCAATGCCACGCAATCCCAAAACACAAGGCCGACCCATCGGCACGACTAGCTATAAATCTGCCATTGCAGCACCGCATAAGCCTCGATTGTTTGAGCAGCGTCACTATGAGAAGCTTGCAGCGCTGTTGAATCATTACTATAACGGCACATCGAAGCAGCGAAACCTTGCTATCGTCTTTGGAGTTGAGTTATCAACATTGTTTGCAGAGGACAGCCCTAAGTTTAGTGATAAGCTTTTCTTTGAAGCTGTGCAGAAGCCAAAACAAAAGTAACACATTCTTAACCTTTGATTCGCACAATAGGCCCCAGTCTTTGCTGAAACGCAAAGCAATCTGGGGCCTATCTCTTTTGAGATACCCCATACAACCGGAGCATCTACAACATGGACCAAGCCATCACCGTGAAGTATCTTAACGCAACAGCCAAAACCCCCGCACGCTATAAAGCTATGTGCACAGCTGGTGCTAGCTTTGTACATGCTGGCGACTACGAAACCGAGCAAGCCGCAGCCTCCGCAGCTGTCCTAAAGCTCCTGAAGCGTTTCCGTTGGGACGGCGTGTATTATGCGGGCAGGATGCCTGATGGCCGCGCTGTATTCGTAAAGCCTAACTCGTTTCGCGTTGAGGTAGCGGAGTAATCTAGTATTGTATATAACACGGAAAGCCCCGCGCAAGCGGGGTTTTTTTTATCTTATCTTTCTAGTTGCATCTGCAACTCGCATATGCTAGACACTATATACAATACGAAGCGCCACATCGAAACAGGGGAATATATACAACATGGCTATAGACCCGAAAGCTATGCTCAATCTTATTGACGCTCTAGCTAAGCAACCAATAGCTGACTTTGACAGAAGCACTATATACAACTTCCTAAACGCTGGAGTTATGTTGTATCTCAAAGGCGGAATCCAAGCTGAGCGTTTAGCTCAAGGCATATATGAAGCTCAACGCAAGCACGGAACGGCTACAGTCAACAATCATTTATATACAATACTAGATAAGCTCCAACCATGGGAAAAAGAGAAAATTCTAGAGCTGTTATATACATTACAAATGGACATGAGCCTATCTAACAAATACACATATTTGCGAGAGTCAACTCACAATAAATATGACGACAATAAATACCAATATGGTACTGTATCCCTAGACGGAACACGTCTTGAGCAAGGGGATATGTATACCATGGCAACCGGGATGCAATACCTATCTTCGTCCTATCCGGACCGCAAATACAATCATTTGCGCCAAATGTTGCAACGCCTATGGCTCAAAACCGATAGGATGCACGAGCAATTCTCTATTGATGACAAGTTTAAATATCAGGTTCCTGCTATAGCTTCTTATATCGAGGCTAACTTTGATAGCTACAGCATAAACGTTGTTCACCAAGAATTATCTGATTATTACCGCAATAATAAGCGCAGTGGTCGGCCGAAACAGGCTAAAAATAAGAATAAGGTTTTGAACCATTACAACTCTAGCAACGCCGAAACATCTGTTTCGATTGCGATGGTTGATGAGTTGCCTAAAGATGAAATCGAGGCTGCTCAAGTTACCGCTAACGTTGACGCTGACTTGTCTAAGTATCTTCTCAAGTCTGATTTCCAGCTACATGTTCGCCGCGTCGACAATGATTTTAACAACCTTACTCAAGACCTTAATGTCCTTGCTATCGAGCAGGGCAAGCTTGCTAGCGAACATCGCTCATTGCACAAGCAAGTTATGTCTATCGTTGAAAATCGCCCGACCGTTGTAACCCTTGAGCGTAAAGACCTACCTCCGATTGAGATGGGCGTGCAACATAAGAATTTCCCCAAGCTTCTCAAGATGTGTAACGCGAATTTGCGTGGGGGTTCACATCTTAACGTATGGGTGTACGGCCCTGCTGGAACAGGTAAGTCTACAGCCGCAGAGAAGGTTGCGGAGGCGCTTGGCCTTGATTTCTATACCAACGGCAAGCTAGCTACAGAATACGCTGCTATGGGGTTCATTAACACAACGGGTTACATGTCAACCGAGTTCCGCCGCGCA